GTGATGTAATCGTAAAAAGATATATTGAACAGGTAGGCTCTGCAGAAAACGTCTCTGTTATTAGAAACGGTGAGGTCATTCCTTTTGAAGCAGTGGATTTGGAAGAAAATAAATAAGCACTTATTCCAAGATATCACTTGCTATTTTGGCGGTTTAGAGTGATATATAGTATCAAAATGGAGGTGCAAATTTCATGTTTCCAAATAAAAATATTGTAGAACGAATCAAAAAAGAATACCTGGTAGGCACAAGAGTTGAGCTGGTGCACATGGAGGATGTTCAGGCGCCGCCTGTAGGAACCCAAGGTACCGTTACAGGCGTTGATGATATAGGCAGCATTATGGTGGCGTGGGACAATGGCTGCGGGCTTAGCGTGGTTTATGGCGAGGATAGCTGCAGAAGGATAAGCACAGACAGTAAACCATATTCGTGGAAGGAAGGCTCTATTGGAATTCCGAAAAAAGACGGAGGCAATAAAGTGATTCATTACCGCGTAAAGGCACTGGCTGAAGCTGACAGCGCCGGAATCAACAAAGGTAAAATTTCAGAGCTTTCGCTTAGAATGAACGGAGAGTTCATTGCGAAATACGATAGCGCTTGGGAGCTTGAGCCTGCCTGCCAGGAAGCAGAGCTTGCGCTTTGCATCTTACTTAATAACTACAATTAAAAATCGAAAAGGAATGACAGGGCCATATGGCTCTGTTTTTCGTTACGCAAAAAGAAATAGAGGTGATTGCAGTGGCAAAGAAGGGATACACTCCTACGAAGTTCATGGCAAAAGACAGCTTCTATGATGAAGATACTGCTGATTTTGCTGTGATGTTTATTGAAAGCCTCTGCCATACCAAAGGAACCTGGGCTGGAAAGCCCTTCAAGCTACTTAGCTGGCAGGAGCAAATTATCCGAGATATCTTCGGAACCTTAAAGCCAAATGGCTACAGACAATTTAATACGGCATACATTGAGGTGCCAAAGAAAAATGGAAAGAGTGAACTTGCAGCGGCGG